CAGTAAGGTGATAGTTATCAACATGGCACGCACAGAAAGAGACAGACTGAACTTTATTAGAGCGTCACTCCAGTCGCACACAGACTACTGGGACCAGTTGCGCCCTGAGATGCGACGTTATCGCAATGCATATCTGACCAAGTTCTACCAGGACATGGACAGTGTCGCGGCAGATACGAGTATTAGAGTTGAAACTTCAGATGCCTACGCAGCGATTGAGTCGCTAATGGGGAGTTTGTTTACGAAATATCCAGGAATCGAGGTCGGTTCTGATATCACAGGAAAGGGCGATGCAGTATTTACAAGAACAGTCACCAACTCCTGGTTGAAGAACGCGCGTGACCAGCTAGAATCGGCTGCACGCATGGCCCTGATTTACACACACTCCTTTCTTAAGTTGGCACCACGAGAATCCAACACGCTACTGGGCAAGGTCGCCATGCGCGCAGTTCCACCATGGCAGGTCATCCTGGACCGTGATTCTTCAGCCTATGAGGACAGTCGATTCATCGGTCATGTCTACTACATCTCAGTCGATGAGGCCACCGAGAAGTTTGGTGCTAAGAAGTGGCAAGGTGTCGCACAAAAAGACTATTTCACCGACTATGAGCGCAACACTGACCGCTCCTATCGCTCTTACGGCGACCAGCCCGGTCTTCCTAATGAATATCTCTACATCGAGATCGTGGAGATGTACGACTTCCTGAACGGCGAACTGCTCTTCTGGTCGTCTGCTTATCGCAACGGTGAAGAACTCCTCAGCAAGGATGCAATCCCAGTCTCTACCTTTGACGGACGTCCCCTCAGCAACCTCGTCCCATTCTACTTCTCTCGTCGACCTGACCGTCCGATGGAAGGTTACTCTGCCATGGCCCGTATTTATGACCAAGTATTTGAAAAGAACATACTTCGCACCTTCTGGGCCAATGCGGTGCGACGCGATTCACGCCAGTTCATCTATAAAGAGGGCGCCTTCGATGAAGAAGCGCTGGCCAAGATCACGTCTGGCGTGGATGGAGCAATGGTGCCTACTGACAACGATACACTTAGTGGTCTTATTGACGTCGTACCAGTTGTGCCCATCAGCTCCAACCACGCCCAATACCTTGACTACATCGAAGCTGACCTGAACAAAGGCTCTTTGACTGCAGGATTTACAAGAGGTGAGGCATCCCGTGCCACTGCTACAGAGATCAATGCTCTGATGCAATACACAGCCTCAGAACTAGGCAAGATGGCGCGTGACCGTGACGCCACCATTGAGAAGGCCTCACTCCTCTATGTCCGCATGTTGATCCCACTGATCGAAGACGGTGACACAGTCGTTGTTGCAACACCAGATGGTGCAAAGGCAGCCACGGTTGGAAAACTCGATGCTGACTGGGAGTTCTATGCCACTGACAGTGCAGGGACACCACTCACCGATGCGATTCGCAAGCAACAGATTATTCAACTACTCCCTGCTTTGGCTCAACTGGGCGTGCCTCCTGATAAGATTCGTGCAGAGATCATTCGCCTCTATGACCTTCCTGCTACCTTTGACCAAGTCACTCCTGTAGGCGGTTCAGTTGGACAGACTGAAGGAGCACCGACCGCACCGACCGAAGCAAGCACCTCAACAGTTATCGGAGGTGCGTGATGCCGATTTACGATTTCTATTGTGACACTGATGGCGAAGTGTTTGAAACAATTGCTTCACGTGAAACAGTTTCAATTCCATGCCTGATTTGTGGCGGTGCTACACGTCGGCTTATTAGTGCCCCTGCCAGGACTGCAACACTTTGGAATAGCGGATGGAATAGCGGTCTCAGCAATAACGGATTTTACAGCTATAGCGCTGGACAACGTGTGTCTAGCAAACGTGAAGAAGAAACAATTATGACGGCTCGTGGCTTTGTCAATGAGAAGGCGCTCGGCGGTGACAGTTTCTATGATCAGTATATGAATAACGCACAGACTGACCGTGATAATCTGGATGCTGAAGCTGCTCGTTATCGTGGTAACTTGACCAAGTTTGGTGGCGACAAGGTCCGTGCTGTTACGGAAACTTGGAATGCTAAGGATATGTTAGAACAGGCAGCAGCGCATGATGCTGCAAAAGGAATAGACACATGACACCTGATGAAAAGATGGATATTGAGAAGATGCGTGCTGATGCAATGTCACGCCAAGGCGAAGTTGAAGATTCTGAGGATGAGATGTACGCATCTTCAGCACCTAAAGGTAAGTTTTCGGGCAAGGCTGCAAACTCTCTAGTAGAGGCAACCAACCGTCTTCTTCCCCTATTTGGCATCACAGACAAGTATGACCGCTTTGGTGGTGAGTCCATGACGACACTGCCTCCCGCATTCATGCGCATCCTCACCATGTTTGGCAAAGCAATTGATGATGCTGTTTCTGATGGTGTCTTATCTGAAGATGCAACCATTGACCTCACAGTAATCACTGACGATTCGGGGCTGCAAGGTCTGGCAGGTCGCATCGGTATGGCAGCCAAATCCCCTCAGTTTAAACGCTTTCTCCTAAAGAAGGTGTCCGAGAAGGGCGCTTCTGCACCTGAAGCTAAAGAGGAAGAAGAAGACCTGTCCGAGGAGATGGGCTCCGACGAGATGGATAAACTAATGATGGAGAGAATGAGCTAACATGTCAATCACAGCAGCCACGCCCTCAGGGGCACCTGCACAGAATTCGTCTAACCAAGGCGCGAATGTGCAGGAGACACTTCCTACGGCTACCAATGGTGTAATAGGGGGCAGTGAATTAAATAGCACAGACAACACGGCAGGTGGTCTAGATGAGGACCTTGACCTGTCGCTGGATGAACTGGTCGGGGCAGACTATGACGACCATCCTGAACTGAAGGGCGGACATAAGGGCCTGCCTGATTACAAGAAGATCCTTGAACACCTACCTGAGAACGGACGTAAACTCCTTGGCAACCTCAGAGCTTCATACACGCAGAAAACACAAGAGATTGCTGAACTGCGCAAATCACTAGACGGCGAGCGTGCACAACTAGAACGTGACCGCAAGCTGATGACTGAGTCTGAGTTTGCACAACAGGTCCGTGTCCTCGCTGACAAGCCTCTGGAACACGATGCTTGGTCTGATGAGGGCCTTCAAGAGCGCATCAACAAGCAAGCTGCAGCAATGATGCAACAGATGCTTACTCCCCTTCAGCAAGATCTGGACACACAACGTCGACAGGTAGCACTGGACTCCTTTAAATCTCAGCATCCTGATCTGACATCAGATGAACTTCGCATGCCTGTTGCAAAACTGCTAATGGAGCGACCTGAGTTAAAACTGGAAGATGCTTATTATATTATCAAAGGTCAAGTGACTCGTCAACAGACAGAAGCAGTGCGTCAGGTGCAGAGAGAGACATTAAAGAAGACAAGCACAGGCAATGCAGTCCGTAACTCCGCACCACCTAAGTTTAAGGATGCATGGTCGGCTTACCAATATCACAAGGTTAATGGAACTAAATGAATCGTTTGCAAAAGTGCAGTATAGTTATCAATAAGAGGGCAAGTGCTCCCGCCAGTCAGATCAGAACGGCAACGTCACCTGATAGGGCATCTGTGGACACCGGACCGGCAACGGCAATCGAGATTACAACACCTCGGCAAGAGCAATTCCGCATCTTGCCTACCAACTTGTCTCTATAAGGAAAATAAACTATGGCAATCTCAAATGAACTGCTCAGCTCTACGCTGTTCAGCATTCGCGATGGCGAGGTGGATGAGCTCTTTCAGCGCGTTCCATTCCTCGACTTCTGCAAGAAACTAGGCGGCATCGAATACGAAGATGGGGGAATTAAAATACAACGTCCCCTCGCAGTCAGCAACCACTCGACCATCACACAACTCGCCACCGGCTACGAGCCTGTCTCACTCGCCGTGCAGGACGTCATGCAGCCCGCTCTCTACGAGTGGTCTGACTTTGTTGCTCCCATTGTTATCACAAAGAAAGAAGAGCTTGAGAACAGCGGTGAGAAGGCAATCGTAAAGATTGTTGAAGCTCGTATGCGCAATGTCATGGGACTTCTTCGCAGAGAGATCAACCGCCAGCTCGTGGCTGGTAACTCAGCAGTGCTCACCTCCCTTGGAACTCTCAATGGTGTCCTCACCACGACAGGCTTCCTCGAGCAGGGCGCACCTACCGCAGCCGGTCAGACCAACCTTGTTGGTGGACTTGCTCGTTCACTCGTTCCTGACGGCAACGGTCTCTTCAACCGCATCTTCGATGCAGGCGCAGCCTTCGGTACCAATGGTATCCGTGGAATGCACCAGATCGCAGCTGAAACCTCAGCACGTGCTCCTATGGGCGATGTGAAACTGATCCTCGCCTCCGAGGCCGGTTACGCCAATTACCGTCGTGCACTGTTCACTCAAGAGCGTTACATTGACGAGAAGCAACTCAACGCAGGTTACATGTCCCTCGCCTTCGGCAATGCCGCAGTCGTTCAGGACGTATTCATGCCTGACGCCACAGTCAACGGCGCTGGTGTCGCTGCTACCATGTACTTCATCAACTTCGACGGCATCAAAATGGTCATGCACTCCGAAGGCGACCTTGTGGTCAGCCCCTTCGAGTACATTCCAGGCACGACAGCCCGTTCGGCACAGATCTACTGGAAGGGCCAGCTTATTGCTGACAACCTTGCCTCCTGTGCACTACTCTTCAACGGCGAGGCCTTCTAATCATGGCAACTTCAACTCTACTTCAGTACCTCGAAACTTCTGCCGTCAGCGTCAGCGGTGCAGTTACTCAGGTCGGTCTTTCTCCTTCCAATCGTCAACAGTTCGAGACGTTCCTCTGCGAGACGGCAATCACCAAGGGCAACCTTGTTGCGGTTGACGTCACAGCTGCAAAGCTTGTCACTGATCCTACTGGTGGTCTCTCGGCCGCCACCGTCATCACTGCGGACTTCAACGCAGCTGGAACGGTTCAGAAGATCGTGGTCGGCATTGCCGCTGAAACGGTGACTGGCACTGCCACCGCACCTGCTTTCGTCAAGGTCATCGTTCGCGGTCCTGCAAGCACAGTTCCTGTTGTTGCAGCCACTGCGGTCGGCGATCCGCTCATACTTGACAGCGCTGGTGCAGCCGGTTCTGCTCAGGTTGCCGGTGCTGCTACCACGACTCACGTCTTTGCCTACGCAATGACCTCCACTGCTGGCGCTGGCACCTTGACCGCATACGTCCTCGGTACAGGCATCTGATTTCATAAGTCGGGCGGCTCCTTTAATTAGGGGCCGCCTGCATTTGCTAATGTTTGTGATATATATTAGATGAGGAGAGGCTGTGAATCTAACTGAACTGCGCAATAAGGTCAAGAGCGTGACAGATTACGCTCCTGAATTGACGACATATAACGAGCAACTGGATATCCTCATAAATGATGCTTACAATGCCCTATGGACGTCAAAGCGCTGGAAATGGGCACAGAAGACGACCTTCCTCGACATCTGGCCTGATGTCCTACCACTCCAACCTGATGGCACAACGGTGCGCAATGCATCAGTCATAAACAATCGTCGTCGTGTCACCTTTAACGGTGCAGTCCGTGCACTTGATTCTTATCCTCGCATGTGGGAAGGTCAAATCTTTGAGGTTGACGGTCGTGACTATCACATCGACCAGGTCATCAGCGGAATAGATATCCGCCTTCGTGAGCCTTTCCGTGGCATCACAAACGTCGACAATGTGACATGGAAGATTAAGCACCGCTTCTATGACCTGCCTCCTGACGCCATTGAGATCTTAGGCCTCCAACACAAGGACACACCTGCAGTGGGCAAGATCCCGCCCTACGGTGCAGTTCGTGGCATTACAGCCCGCCGTGAGGAAGATCTTAACCTCCGTGAAGACTTCACATCCTTTTACTCTCAGGCCTACATTCCCTATGGCACATCCAACGTGCCTCCTGCTGAAAAGTGTGAGGCGGTGATCAATGGAATTGTAGGAACGATTCCTGCCAACACATCGCTTGAACTCTGTTGGGCCTTTGAAACCGACGGCGGCAAGAAGGTGGGCGCATTGAGTGATTCAGTCATTGCAAAGACCGGCAATGCACCAGGCGGCATCCAGCTCAAGTTTCTTACATGGGACGGCATAACGGTTCTGGCGCCTCCCTATGCCGACGGGACTGACCAGATAATAAACCAGTTCGAAGGACTCCGTAAGCGAGTCTACTTCAACCAAAACTTTAACCGCTCGACAGGTGAACGTCTGGGGGGCCTTCCAGTCTGGCGTGAGGTGACAATCGGAGCGACATATGTGGCACCAGCATTTCCTGGCCTTGACACCGAACAGGATCCTGTCTCAGTCCTTGATACATTAGGGACCTACACGATTATCGCCCTTGACCAAGTCAATCCTGGTAGCAGGCGTTACATCGACTACGACGGTCTCCACCTACGATTCAGGCCCTATCCACGCCCCATCGGTTCAGACTTCACATACTTGTTTGCATCCGGCGTCGGTGGTGGCAATCCAATTAACAACGCACCTGAACGTCAGTTCCGCCAGTGGGAATGCAGATACTACAGGAAACCACATCGCATGGGACTGCAGACAGATACACCTGAACTGCCTATCGAGTTCCACCAACTGGTCATCATCAAGGTCCTTCACGATATTTACAGCAAACATGACAACCTAGCACAGGCTCAGAATTACAAGAAGAAGTATGATGAAGAAATCAAGCGCCTTGAAAGACGTTATGTTGACTCCATTGACACAGATCTAGTTCGTCAGCAATTTGGTGTTCGTGGTCGACTCTACACACCATTTGATCCAAGCAGCCTTCGGAGACTTAACTGATGGAAAGCACAAGCACTCCTGAGTTTATTGCTGGTGGTGTTGACCAGCGTTATTTTCCAGGACAGAATGCTGCACAGTTAGTTGAGAACTACCGTTATGATGGATCCGGTGGATGGCGCAACGATAGAGGATGGGAACCGCTAATCCCGTATCCCTCTCCTTTTACGCTCTCTGCATCAGAGCTGACTGATCTGCTTCAGCCCTGTCGATTCCTTCAGGTAATTCAGCGTCATCAAGGTTCTGAAGAGTATTACCTTCAGGAGCGAAGTGGCGATCTGTTCTACCAGTTCGGTAATCCAGGAACTACAGGAGGCGCAAACAGAATAGTCATTGATTCAGGTCGCAATATTCCACGTTCGGATGATGCAGGAACTCAGGCCGTTTCTTATGGTCGCTTTACCGCAATAGTTAACGGATACGACAAGGCACTGAAGTGGTGGGGCCGTGACAAGCAGACGCAGTTTGGCTTCTATCAATATCCTCCATCACCTACCACCATTGATGTTCAGACCACCTATAACACATCAGTTGTCTTCCCGCCAGACGGTTCACCTACAGACAACAACCTCGATGGAATTGCTGTCATCTTTCCCGCTGACAGTCGTCTAGGATTAGGCGATCCTGCAGGGGGATCTGTTAACACATTCTCCTACCGCCAGTCATTTGTGTCTGATACCGGTAGTGAGTCACCTCTCAGCACTGGGGGAACTGTGGCATGGACAATACCAACAGGTGTACCTGAAGCGGGAAACCAGAAGAAGTATGGTGTCATGCTGACAGGCATCGAACCAGGGCCTAACAATACCGTTGCTCGCCGCATCTATCGCACAAAGAACAAGAAAGACGGCATTGGGGGCGCTGGTGACATTTACTACCTCCTTATCCAACTCGATGAAAACAACACCACGTCATATCTTGACGTTGCACCTGACAACCAGCTAACGATCGAGGCGCCTAGTGTATCTGATTCTGTTCCTATCAGCACATCATTTAAATACGGTGCAGCATGGAACAGCAGCTTCTGGTTGGGCGGCGGCGAGTCAACGCCAACACGCATCATCTACTCAGTGCAAGGTCTGCCTGAACAGTTCCCGGCTTTCAACTACTTCGACGTTGGTGTCCGTGAAGGCGGCCACATCACAGCCCTGTATCCCTACTACGATGTGCTCCTTGTCTTCAGAGAACGCAGCATCGATGCTGTCTTTACCAATGCGGCCGGTGATGGATTCACCTGCACGACAATTAAGAAAGACTGCGGCACCACAGCCACCAATAGCATCAAGCTCATCCCAGGCTACGGCATCATGTTCCTCAACAAGGACGGATTCTGGATGGTCAAAGGCGGTCTGCGCGGCGGTTCAACTCTTGAAGTGGAAAACATGTCACTGCTCCTCAACAAGGAGGTGACACGACTCTCCAAAAATGCTCTTGCTCGTGCATCTGCTGCCTACTCAGATCGTGAGACTGAATACTGGTGTATTTATCCAGTGGATGGTGAGACTGAGTGTTCACGTGGTGCAGCATGGAACATCACCACGGGACAATGGTCACTAAGAGGCGATCCTATAGGCGACACATGGCGCTTTACGCAGATTGCGACTGATCAGAGTGGATACTTCATCTTAGGCACACGACCGCAGGAGGCGTCGCCGCTAGAGACCTCCAATTCATATCCTGGATTAGGCCTTCAGGTATGGACAGCACGGGATGCAAGTGGTGATAACTTTACAATCACTTTCAATCAAAACGTCTACAGTCTCGCACGAGTGACACAAGCACAGGCAGTCAGCACATGGCTCTCCACCTGGTATGACTTTGGTGACGATAGCATTAAGAAACGCATCCTGTCTGTTGAGTTGGATGTGCTGACAGAAGGAAACAATCCTATTGAACTCCTTTGGGCACAAGATTGGGGATATAGTTTTACATCTGCAGGGACAGTTCCTCTTCAGGTTGGTGACTACCTGGGCAGCAAGCTAGAGCAAGCAACATACTCTCCCGCCATCGGGGGAACAGTCACACAAAAGAATATTGCCACCTACAACGCATCAAACTGGGAAGAACCACGTGTTACACGACTCCGTTGGGACGTGCAGACAGGTCTTGTGTCTCACTTCCAGTTCAAGATCCTGTCAGCCAATCACATGCAGATTGTGAGATTCCAAATCAACTACATTATCGGATCTGTCAAGACACCTAATACACGCGCTCCTGGAGCTAAGGGCTAAGATGCCAAGAAAATATACTGTCCGTGCTCTGATTGGCGGCAATTTGGCCAATGCTGAGGACTGGAACGAAGAGATCTCCTCAGCAGTCTCAGAACTTAATGGACAACTTGACCAGAACAACATGCCGCTCGACAGCGTGGATCTCACAAAGGTCGCACCTGCAGTTGTGGTGGTTGATGTGAACAACGCGGCAGTTGCAGAGGATTTGATCGCTCACACCTACATGCAATCACAGAGTTATCACGTCAGCAGTTCATGTATTATCGACGAGGTCAATAACTTCTACAAGGACGAGTGGGAGCCGACAGACTGGCAACTGGGCTGGATGAAACTCGCAGAGAAGCGCTTCGTTGTGATTGGACCGACTACCTACTACGCAGGCTCAGAACTGGAATTTGAAGCAAAAGAGGGCATGCTTGTTGGTGAGGCACTTGTTGACTGTGACTGGCGCACTTCTTACTGGTCTGTGACGGCGATCGCACCTCCGAACTTATCCACTGCTCGTCTTCGTGATAAGAACTTCATAGAGTTAGGTGTCTTTGTCAATGATGTCTGTGTCGGTCGAACAGATTTGCAGTGGCTGGGAGGCCGATTTACATATGTCCTTCCATGGAGCACACCAATTGGCACAACTCCTGTTAAAATCGACATCCGATTCAGGTTAAAGTTTACCAATGAACCTACTCCGGTGACTGTCAATGTTACAGAAGACTGGATTGAGTCATTCTATCTTTGGGACAGCAGCCTCTTTTGCCGTAATCAACATAGATAAAGAGGAGCATAATGAATGTCTAACATCGCAATCTCAACATATGACGCCGGTGATCCTATCATCGCAGCTGATATCAATGCCGACTTTACTGCAATCCAGACAGGGACTGCTGCACTGACTGACATTAACACACGATCTGAATGGTGTAGTCGCAGACACATTGATGAGCCCTCATCTGTCCTCACATTTAACAGGAACTTCAATCAGATCGAGAACGGCGCAGACACACAGGTTGTCATATCAACAGCCTTTATTCAGGTCCTATTAGGCGCAACGGCATTTCGTTTTACGCCTACTGCGCCCATTGTCCTTGAGCCAGGTCAAGTGCTCCGAGCACACTTTGACATCAACGTTAACAACACAACCATCATCATTAACAATCAACCTACAGTTAATATTCCTGAGAACGAGGACTGCTACCAATTTGCCTTTTTCATCAACAACGGGGCCGGAACATCTCGTCTCGGTTGCATCTCCACCTACAGCACAACGATCACACCACACCATGACAGCGGTGACTTCGATGTCTCAGATCAGGCAGAATTTCGTCAACGCAAGCGCCAACGCTGCAACTTGACACTTGTTCATATCAACACATCAGGTGTTAATGAGACATTCAACTTCATCGAGGCACGTGTCCGCGTTGTCAACAATGCCTACACAACAAACATCAGCCTGCGGGAGGGCACAATGACCGTCTTTACAGGGAGGTTCTAATGTCATATACACCACCAAATGTTGTCGTTGCTGCGACACCAGTCAGCGCAACTGCACTGCAAGCAAACTACGACGCGCTTCGAAGATACATCAACCGTGACATTGTTGCTGCTGACATTGCTGTAGACAGCGTCACCACAACAGATCTGGTCCGAGGTGAGTATAGTGGAGTGGTGACTGACCACCAGTTCATGACAGGTGACCTCCTTACACTCTTTACTGAGATCGACCTTTTTGGTTATAGCTACCTCACATCTCACTTCAAGTCATTTGACCTGCTGGGGACTAAGTTACAGCAGATTCCTAATTGCGGCAAGCGTGTTGTTATGGAACATGACGGTCACATTGTTTTTACAGTGTCTGTCTCTTCAGTTGGTGATGAGAACTACCAACTTGCCGCTAACAAGCATCGCAATCCACAATTCCTACGCATCAGCAGGAACGACCGTGTCCTTGTAACTGATATAATTACTGCATCAAGGGGGCATGCTTTTACTGAGGATGATGTCGCAATCGACACAGACAACAGCGGTTACACACGTGACAAAGGTTACGGTGCTCGTCGTTGGTATTGTCAGAGATATGTAGTAGAAGCACAAGGCGGCGAAGTCGTCAACATTTGTTTAACACATGATCCTCGTTGTGACAAAATGCATGTCACAGCAAGAAATGTTAATGTAGAAGTTTTTTACCGATAATGATAGATATTTAGGAGTATAACATGGCATTATCAGCAGCAATTGGTGGAGCACTCGGCGGTGCATTAGGATCATTGGCTGGTCCTGCCGGCACTGCGATTGGAACATCTTTAGGATCAACCTTAGGACCGTCTCTCTTTGACGCAGCATCAACAGCACTTGGTGCTCGCCTCGAGGCAGCACCTGCACTAATGGTGACAGATGCAGAGCGAGAGAACAAGCGTCGTCTTGCTCAGCTTAAGAGGATGCAGGAAATGGGGGCTTTAGGCCTGACAGAGGCTGAGAAACAGAACCTCTACACTGGTGCTCAATCTGCAGCAGCAGGTCAGATGAACCAAGCACAGAATTTAATTCGAGCAGCAGGTGCAGCAGGTATGGGCGGTGCTGGAGCCGAACAACTCCGTGCAGCACAAGGCGCTGAAGCACTTACAGGTATTACGGCAGGGATTTCACGTGATGTGGAATCTAAGGATCTGGACCGTCAACGTCAACTTGAGAATGAAATCCAAGAACGCATTGCCATTAAATCTCAGTATGATAGAGAAAAAGTGGCTGCAAAAGCAGGCATTAAGACTGCTGGACTTCAAGCTGGTATCGAGCGCACAGTTGAGGAAGGTAAGATTCAAGGTGAGGCACTTACACCAGTTGAGATCGGAGCATTTGCTAAAGCCCGCGGCATCAGCAACGATGAAGCGTCTTCACTTCTCACACTCTTCCAGGCCAATCCAGAATTGGCACGATTCGCATCACTCACCGGAGGAGCTAAGTAATGGCAATCAATAAGTTAAATGAGGGCGTCCTCTATCTTTCACCTGAGCAGGTAAAGCGTTATCAGGACACAGCTGCCGGCAAGTATACAAGCACATTCACTCGTGGTCGTGCTGAACAGTGGGAAATGTCACTGAAGCAGGCTGAGCGTGAGGCAGGCATCAAGGAGTTTGAATACAAATCAAAACTTGAACTCTACCGTGACAGACTTAAGACACAGGAACGTGAACTCGCTGACATTGAGCGACTTCGTATTCAGGTCATGAACGGTCAGGTCAAGGCTGAAGATGCTGGTATCATATTAGGCATAAAGGTTGAACAGACTAACAAGCGTGAACAGAACAAGCGTGATGAAGCAGTCTCTGCAGTCGGTGCGGTATCAGGCGGCGGCACATCAACAACAACTGGGGGCGGTGGGCGCAGAGCCGCTGATCCTACTTCAGTCAGTCGCAGCAATGACACTGAGTTGGGGATGGCCAAAGCTGAGGCACCACCTTCAACACCTTCAGCTTTTGCTGGTGCAGTGCGGTCACGCCTTGATGACGGTCGTCTGTCTGGCGGCACAGCTGCTGAATCAGATGCAGTCAAATACAATGCAGTCAATGAGATGGTGGAGGTTGAACTCGCCCGTCAATTGGCGTCAGATCCTACTAAGTCATATGATGATGCACGTGCTGATGCAATCTCAATTGTTGAACCGCTCCTTGGGGCAGCCAACCGTGACTTCTTCGACGCATATGCACGAGTTGAAGGCGCAGTTGATTCCGCTGTCTCTACTTCTGCTGCACCTCGTGTGACTACTACAACTCGAGAGACCGAATTCTACAAAAAGTATCGAGGTCTCTCGCCCCAGGCCCAGAAAGCGGCAGTGAAAGATGTCCCGCCCGCGCCGGTCGCACCACGTGATGCAGTCCTTGCTGCAATTACTGCTCGTGAAGCTGAAATTAAAGGTCGAAACATTGTCTCTCCTACCTTTGGTTCAACTGACACGATAACTCGCGCTCGTGAGATTGCATCAGGTCGCTTTGGACCAACAACTCCTACCACTGCTTATGGTGCACGCAATGCACTTGACTTCCTTAATCGCCTATCACCTGACCAATTCGAACAGCTTCGCCAGACACCGTCTGTTCGTGGAGTATTCAATCCCCCTGTTACACCATTAACACCTACACCTCGAACAACTGACGTCAAACCAGATGGCTCTGTCGATTTGTTGCCCACTGCTCCACCACCTACAACTGGTGTAATACCTACAGAAAAAACTCCAGTCACACGGACACGTCCGCCACCTGAAGAACCGACACCTGACTTTGTCATGCCGACTGAAGAACCGTTTCCAATGGAACAAGGACAAAGCGCTGAGACACTCATGGCCGAAGCCGTTGATGTTGGTGCTTCAGCCAGAAATCCTGCAGTCCCTCCTGCAGGTCGGTCTGC